GGTTTGATTTATAATTTATCAAATACGGTGGGTCTGTTATTATACAATCAACTTGCACCCCCCCCGTAACATTTCTTGTAGTCCTTGGATACAATCCATTTTATAAACATTATTGCGAGTTATCATTGCAACATTTCCTTTAATTTTGATTTTAACTCGTCCAAACTATCGGCAAAGATTACTTCAGCCCAACCCCAAGAGCCGTCTTGATATTCATCAACAGGGTACATATCGCCATAAATGTAAATTTTTACTTGATTGACAATTGTTTTACTCATTGCTTACCTCCGTTAATTTGACCTAGCGTCATACTTTGGTTTTGGTGGTAATTCATAATTTGTGCCGTTTTCTTTGTTGTGTTGGATAACTTTTTGCTCCTCGTATCGATTTAACTCGTCGGCAACATTACAAGCGTGCGAATAACAATCAAATATATAATCGCCTAATCGTCCATATCTTGATTGTGTTACTTTGTACAAATCCTCCGCCTCAACATTTCTACACTTAATAAAATTAAATTCATTGAGTGTTATTGTATTTCTTCTACCATATCCGCGGTCATACATTGTGTAAAGATGTATTTGTAATTCATTTAAACTGCCTTTTTTCCAATATCCATTATCGATTGATTGGCTAACCATATACACGCGCCATTTTGTTACTTTATATCTACAAATAGAAAAAGGCGACCTGTATTTATCACAACAAGGGCAATCAAAAGTAATGTTATTAACTGTCAATTTCCCTTTACCTTCGCAAACTTTACACGGCTCATAGTAAAAATGAGGGTCGGTTTGCTCTATTGTGTAAAACACATCGCCTAAATCGATTTTAATTGGTATATGATGTTTTAAAATTAATTCATTGGTTTGGTTTGTTTGTGTCATTGTCTTTATTCCTCCATATTTCATTTTTAAAATGAGCCACAAGGTCATTTATTGTTATATCGTATAAAGTGTAAGCGTCGCGTAAATCGTTAATTGGTGTCAAATCATAGATTGCACGCTCAATACACGCCTCGACATTTGATAAACATTTGCTGAAGTAAAGCCATTTGGCGCGGCTTAAAATTAAACTTTCATTTAACATATCCGCCACCTATATTGTCGCTACATATAACTTGACCGTGCCATTAATCAAGCAAAATGTAAATGCAACAACCTCATTTAGATTTTTATGTAATAATTCCAAGCACTCCGCGATTTCGTCGCTAGGCTCTTTAATTCCATTTACTACCAATTGTGTTGGTGTGCCAAATTTAATAAATGGATTTTCGGTTTGGTTTGATTGTTTCATTTGTCTTATTCCTCCCAATAAAAATTATCACGCATACGGTCTTTCATTTCTTTTATTTTGGTAGTCCTTGGGAAGTTAAAATTTGCGTCCTTGCCAATATACTTACCATAATAAAAACCGCGTCGTTTTTCGATTTCAAATCTTCCGTCATCGCCTTGGGCGATTTGTTTTTTACCTTCGGTTACCCATTTCATATTTTTACCTCGTGTTCGTTTCTTTTACGAAACTTTATCGGCAAAAAAAATACTCATTACTTTTTCATTGCCAATAATCTTACCGATTGCTTGTATTTCACTTAAAGTCCACTCGCTAATGCCGTTCATTTTTTTACTTATTGTTGACTTGGTAATATGTAATAATGTAGCCAAATCGCCAAGCGATACACTATGTAAAACAAATTCAGACCTTAAAAGTTTTTTATCAAAAGCCATTGTATTTTTCCTCCTTGGATATGGTTTTTTGTTTCTTTTACGAAACTTTTATAACCCAATGATAACAAAGCAATTTTATTAAGTCAAGCATTTTACGAAACTTTTTTTAATTTTTTTATAAAAATGTTGCGACAAAGCAACTTTTATGCTACAATAACCACAAAAGGAGTGTATTATGGATAATAAATCTGCAATTAAAAATAGGCGTTTAGAGTTAAAATTAACTCTTGAAGAAGTGGCAGAAAGAGTCGGCGTAACAAAAGCAACTGTGCAAAGGTGGGAAAGCGGACTAATAGAAAATATGAGGCGTGATAAGATTGCATTATTAGCAAAAGCATTAAATACCACACCTATATTTATACTTGGGCTAGATAATAATCCTAACACTAATTACGGTGTCAATAATGGTATCATTGGTAATAACAATCAAAACAATAATATCTCGAACGGCAAAGCATTGACGCCGATACAAAACGCAATTGTTACGGTTTGTTCTGCTTTAACCGAAAAACAACAAAGCGATGTACTATCTTATGCCACCGCTCTTTTAAGTGAGTCAAAAAAATAAATTTAGGTTTTGCCAACATCGGTAAAATGATAATTAAGTGAGGTTTTATATGAAGTGGTTTTATAATTTAAAAAATAAATATAGAGTTTTAATTGCTGTTGGTGCTTGGTTGCCAATGTTTATTATGGGTGTTATCCTTGGTGGCAATACCGATAATATGCCAACTTGGCAATCGTTATTAAGTGTATTGTTTTTGGCTGTTGGTATATTCTTTACTATTTTTGCTATTAAAGCATACAACGCGCAAAAACCTAAAAAAGAAAAAGTTAAACAACAACCAACACCAAGACGCACGGGTCGCACATTGATTGCAAAAAATCCTGACGGAAGTCTTGATGTAAGATTTGCCGACGGCACTTTTAAACATTATACAGCCGACGAGGCAAAAGATATTAAGATTATAGAAGATGTACCCGACGAGGATATTGACGACGATACATCTAGTGATAATGAAGATGTTGACGACGATGTTTCAATCAAAACATCATTTACGCACAACTTTATTGATGTTGAATTGCCTATGTTTACAAAATTGGTTGGTGTAACTTTTGACAATAGACAAGATAATATTAAAAATAGTCAAATCGGCGACGATTTACTTATAACACATAAACCAACAAGCGAATATCCCGAGGCAACAATAGTAATTAACACCCGCACAAATCAAGTTTTAGGAAGTGTTAAAAAAGATTTAGCAAAAATGCTTGTTTTGGAGTTTGATAACAATTTTGTTTTGGTTGGCAAGATTGCAGACATAACAAGCGGCAAGGATAATAAGTTTGGTTGCAATATCCAAATAATAAGCAAACAATAAACAAAATATTTTGTTAAAAAGTTGGTTAAAAGTTGATAATTTTGTAAAAAGTCGTCAATTTTAACAAAAAAGTCGTCTTTGTTGCAATTTTTTTGCAACAAGCAATATTTATGTTGGCGACATCTATGTCGCTAACACCTTCAGCAAGTTACAAGCAAGTTAAATTTTGGTAAGGACATTAATGTCGCTACCATACTAATAATAAAGGAGTAAATTATGCAAAATGCCGTCATATATGCCCGATATAGTTCGCACGGACAAAATGAGCAAACAATTGAGGGTCAAATTAGGGTTTGTAAAGAGTATGCCGCACAACATCGATTAAATGTTGTTAATATTTATATCGATAAACATAAAACGGGTACTGATGTTAATCGTCCACAATTCCAACAAATGATTAACGACGCCAAAACAAACACATTTAATTATATAATTGTATATATGCTTGACCGATTTGCCCGCAATAGGTATTACAGCACAATGTACACCTTTCAATTAATGCAAAATGATGTCAAGGTTATATCCGCCACCCAAAACATTACCGAGAGTGAAGAAGGCGAATTGTATCAAATGTTTTTGGAGTGGGAGGCAGAAAAATATAGCAAAAGATTATCAAAGCGTGTGCGTGAGGGTTTAACCACTAGCGTCGCAAATGGCACATTTACGGGTGGATTTATTAACTATGGATATAAAGTTGTTGAAAAACCTTTAACCGCCACCCGCAATATAAAAGTTGTGCAATTGGACGAAACAACCGCACCAATTGTTAAATATATATTTGAGCAATACGCTAACGGTGTATCAAAAAAAGATATTGCCGACGATTTAAACGCAAAAGGTTATCGATATAATGGTAAACCTTTTAAGGGTCGAAGTTTTGACCGAATATTATCAAATCCAAAATATACAGGCTCGTTTTATTTTGGCGAGCGCTTATGTACAAACACCTATCCGCAAATTATCGACCAATTATTATTTGAAAAAGTGCAAAAACGATTAAGTCAAAACAAATATTTTTCGGGCGCTAATTCTGCCAAGATTGATTACTTATTAACGGGTAAATTGTATTGCGGTCATTGTGGCTCGCCTATGGTTGCAGACGGTGGCACAGGTAAAACAGGTAAAACATATCATTATTATAGTTGTAAAGCAAGTAAAAAACACGCTTGTAATAAAAAGCGTGAAGATAAAGGATTTGCCGAGTGGTATGCTGTTGAGCAAACACAATTATATTTAAGCGACCCAAGACGCGTAAATATAATTGCTAGTGATGTTATTAAATATTATGAGTCGCGCACTTGTAATGACGAATTAAAGCGCGTGCAAGCCGAGCGGGCTAAAACACAAAAAGAGATTGACAACGCTGTTAATCTTTTGGTATCGGGCGTATCGCCAACGGTTATTAAAACGCTTGATAAAAAGATAACCGAATTAACACAATTATTAAATGATTTGACAATACATCAATCAAAAATCGAATTGGAGCAAGGTTTGCAAATAACCAAGGACGATATTGTTTCATTTATTGCCGAATATATCCAAGACGACCCGCACGATAAAGATTTCCAAAAACGAATTATTGATAATTTGATAAATGCTTTTTATTTATATGACGACCGAGTTGTTATCTACTTTAATATAAAAGGTGGCAAAGAAACATCTTTTATTGGCAAGGACGAAACCGACAAGGCAATTAAAAACATTGATAATAACGGGGCTTGTGGTGTTCAAACTTTAACACCTCCGCCCCGCCAATCGGAACTGCGTTCGCACA